ATGTCACATCGTCGACCCACCGCCATTGACTTGTTTTGTGGTGTTGGAGGAATGTCACTTGGTTTTGAACAGGCGGGATTCGACGTCTTAGCGGCATTTGATAGCGAGCTCTTCAATATACGAACACATGCCTTGAATTTTCCTGACGTTCGAGCACGAGTTGCTGATCTTTCAAGAGGTACAGCACGAGAGCTTCGCAGCATTTCTAAACTTGGACGGAGGAAAATCGATGTCGTTTTTGGTGGACCTCCATGTCAAGGGTTTTCGGTTGGGGGGCGACACGATGTTAACGATGAGCGAAATCAGTTGATTTTCGATTTTGCCCGTTTGGTCTCCGAGTTCCGCCCAAATTACTTCGTGATGGAGAATGTCAAAGGGTTGATGCATGCAAGGTCTCGACCAACTCTTGATAAATTTCTTTCAAAGATTCGACGTTCCGGATATGAAATAGTCGAACCAATTAGGGTGCTTAATGCTGCTGACTTTGGCGTACCCCAGAGACGTCTAAGAACGATTATCTTGGGATTTATGAAGGGAGTAGACGAGCCGGAGTATCCAATGCCCAACGAATTCGCAAAGCAAACTGGGCAAGGAACATGGCCAGTAGTCCGAGATGCAATTGCAGATCTTCGTGGCATCGACGAAGACGACACGCTTTTCGAGAATGACATCTACGAATCCGAATTGCCAAAGGCGACAAGTGAATACGCCCGTATCATGAGAGGTGAGTTGTCATGTGAGTATGACCGCTCAAACAGAACGTCCGTAGTTCATCGTCGCCTAACGGGATGTCTTCGCACTCGGCACTCTGTAAATGTAGTTGATCGGTTCAGAGCCACCTTGCCCGGTGAGTCTGAACCGGTAAGTCGCTATATTCGACTCGCGTGGGATGAAGTCGCGCCCACGTTACGCGCTGGAACCGGTAAGGATCGAGGTAGTCACACTGCACCGCGTCCTATTCATCCTTTAAGCCCGCGTTGTATCACTTCACGTGAGGCCGCTCGACTGCACTCCTTTCCGGATTGGTTTCAATTTCACGGGACGCGTTGGCACGACTTCCGGCAGATTGGGAATTCAGTGCCGCCGCTACTTGCACGGGCCGTTGCGTCTAAGATCGCCCAAACCGCATCACGTTAAAGGATACCCGACATGGCGGACGCCAATAAAAGAATCAATGCTGGACCAACCAAAAGGTTCTTCGTTGAGATGTTGACCCGTGACATCGCATTGGTCGACGCGATCCTAGACCTATTGGACAATTGCGTTGATGGCGTGATACGTGATCTAAAAAGAAAAGGTATTGATCCGCTAGATTCCCAAAAACCGTACGAAGGATACAAAGCCAATATCACGGCAAACCAGAGTAAGTTTGAAATTACGGATAATTGTGGTGGGATCCCTGAAATAATCGCCGAGAAAAGTGCGTTTATGCTCGGACGCCCTGATCTCCAGAGGGATTCTGAACTTCAGACCGTCGGCATGTATGGGATCGGGATGAAGCGTGCAATGTTCAAGATGGGAAAGCACAGCGTAGTTATCTCCGATCCTGTAGATGAGAGTCCTTACAAAGTAGAAATCCCGCCTGAATGGCTTGATGACGATTATCCGAACGAGGCCCCCGATCCGATCAAAGAATACGATCCATGGAAGCTAGTATTACGACAGATTCGCAAGGGTCTCAAAGAACACGGTACTCAGATAACAGTAAAAAAACTGAATGAGGGCGTGGCAAGGCAGTTTAAGGTTGGTTCGACGTTTCTCGACGATTTGGCTTCCGAAATCTCTAAACACTACGCCATTATTATAGATAAGGGCTTTCAGGTTACATTGAATGGGATTCTTATTGAGCCAGCCCCATTGACGCTCCTCGTGCCCAATGAGATCGGCGCTGAAGATGCTCCTAAGATTGAACCATATATTTTCATGGGCACTATTGAAGGCGTCTCTGTTGAACTGGCCGTTGGGTTTTATAGGCCGCTTGTCACTGAAGATGAACTAGATGACGAAGCAAAGGTGAAAAAGTCAAGAGAGTACGCTGGATGGACGGTAGTCTGCAATGATCGCGTCGTTCTATATAATGACAAAACTTATAGGACAGGATGGGATACGAAGGGTGTTACTCCGGGGTATCATAATCAATTCATATCAATATCGGGTGTTGTGTTTTTTAAAAGTAACGACTCGATGAAGTTGCCGTTGAATACGACGAAACGCGGGTTGGATATGGACTCTTCTATTTACCATGTTGTGATCGAATACATGCGTGAAGGCCTGAAAAAGTTTACCTCGTTTACGAACGCGTGGAAGCGTCATGAGGAAGAGACATCGAAAGAGTTTCGAACGCTCTCGTCACGACGAATTACAGATGTCTCCTCCAAACTTAAGGCCGGCTCGCTCAAGAAAATACCACGGATCAAGTCACCCGTTGGGTCTGCGCAGCGGTATTCACCTGAACTGCCTCGCCCAATAACGCGTGACAGGCAACTCAGAATTTGTTTTGAAGCGGACCGTTTGGACATCGAAACGGTTGCCGAATTCTTGTTTCAGGATTCAACATTTGAACGTGCTAGAGTCGGAGAACGTTGTTTCAAGCTTTGTTTAGAGAAAGCAGAGGCGGCACAAAAATGAGCGGTCATGATGTCCCGTATCAGCTCAGAACAAACAAATACGTGGAGCGTCAGTTGTTTTTAGACGTGCTCGACTTTGTCCGCATTTGGAACGGGCCTTCACATTATGTTTATGCTTCAATGGGTGGTCGTTTCCTTGAAGACTTCAAGCAGATAAATCATCGTTTCGCGATAGAGCGAATGATTTCAATTGAATTGGATTCGACAACATGTGATCGGCAGAAATACAATCGGCTTGGGTTTATCGAATGCCTCAACAAACACAGCACGGAATTCGTTAATGATCTCGATCAGCTTGTGGGAGAGTACGAAGAGCATCGCTTTATAGTTTGGCTTGATTTTGCGTTGGCGAATAAACGGGGGGAACAGCTAGACGACTTCCGAAACTTGGTCTCCAAGCTTTCCAGTGGAGATGTTGTTAAGATTACGCTAAATGCGAACCCACAGTCATTTCGACGGCCAACGGATCCTCTAACCGTTAAAGACTTTGATAAATACTTAAAGGATCCCGACTCACCAACACACAGTAGCTTTGAGTCCTACGTAAGGTCGGTTTTGGGTACAGCTGAAGAGGAAGGTACAGAGGCAGCTCTCTCTCGTGTATTAAGACTTTCGGAGGAAGAGTATCAGGCCGTTTGCCTAGGTGAGCTAAAAAAACAGCTGGACGAGAACTGGCCAGCGAACGGAGCAACATCTGAAATTCTTAATCCCACTGATTTTGCTAAATTTCTCGGTGAGTCCATAGGACGAGCAGCTTCACGCGGCAACGCGAGTAATGACTTGGAACTGATTCCTTTGGCCCTGTTTCGATATCGCGACGGCGACCATCAAATGATGACCGCGACTGGAATTATTGCCGACGCAGCCTTGAGGCAAACGATTTCACAGGACGAGTCATTCGCGGAATGGCCTTTGCGTTCAAATGACTGGGGAACAGTGACTGAGATTACTGTCCCGGATCTTTCTGCGAAAGAAAGGCACCATATAGATGGCATGATCTCTGCCGATAATACCCCAAGCGTGATTCATGGAGAACTTCCCTTTCGGCTTGACAGAAATGACCAAAAGTCACTTAGACTTCTTGAAAAATATGTCATTCATTATAGACGTTATCCCGCATTCGGTCGGGTCTACACTTAACCCGAGTTGATTTCAGAGAAGTTTGTAGTAAGGGTTCGCAAGTTGCGAACCCTAGATTATCTCAGATGTCCCCTCTTGAATTGTATTGTCAGATTTATCTTTTCGCCGAGTTTCATGGATCAATACAGAGATCTTGCAGATTATCGGTTGATTCGCGGCTGTATCTACTGCGGTGCACGGGCAGGCACTCGTGACCATGTCCCATCACGCTGTCTTCTGGACCGCCCATTCCCCTTGAACCTACCTGTGGTCGGGTGCTGCGAAAGCTGTAATCAAAGCTTCTCCAAAGATGAAGAGTATTTTGTTTGCCTTATCGAGAGTGTGCTTTGTGGTTCAACCGACCCGACAAAATTTCGGCGTGATTCAGTCTCACGAATTATGAAGAACTCACCCGCTCTAAGGTTGCGAATAGAATCTGCCAGGACCGAAATCGACGGTAATTCTGTATTCATGCCGGAAGCGAAGTGTGTATCAAATGTATTGCTAAAGCTTGCCCGTGGGCATGCGGCTTTCGAGCTTAGCCAACTATGCAGAGATGAGCCTGATCACTTCTGGTGCGGTCCCATTGCTTCATTGTCGTCAAAGATTCGCGAAGATTTTGATTCCGCTCACGTTCAACAGCTATTCGGTGAAATAGGTTCGAGGAATTACCAACGACTGCAGGTCGCGCAAGTTACACTTCAATCCGAGGCAGGTGAGTTGCATCAAGTTGCAGTGCTCATCAATGATTGGATTAACGTGCAGGATGACCGATACCGCTATCTTGCAATAGATGATGTTGGTGAATTGGTAATCAGAATTGTTGTGTCAGAGTATCTAGCCTGCGAAGTCGTCTGGCGACTCGAATAGGGTTCGCGTCCGGCGGGTTGACTGGTGACCGACTTGCGGCGGCCGGACACAGAAAAAAACAATCTCCCCTTTTTCGACTGTTCCCGTCGGGGGCGAACCACCACTTGGTCTGGGAGAACCTATTGCCGGGGGGAGAATTGTCTTCAACGACACAGGTGGTCCTCAGGCAGCTTCTGGATCGATCGTCTGTGAATAACGTTCCGCGGTAGCTGTTTTGCTATCGTTAGTCTCGGACCCTGTTGTCGCAGATAACGCATGGTGGTTACTTGTAGTCGGTAGTGCGCGTATCTCTCGATTCTTTTTGGCTTCGAGAGATAGGCTGCCGAGTGAGATGATTGCTGATTCTCCTGTATCGCTCAAACACATTCTGAGCTTCACCTCCGATTGCCCGAAAATGCTGATTAAGTTTCTCTGCGTCCATGGACGCGGCAGACTCTTGTCGCCATCCTCGGATTGCTCACCAGGCCGACAGGCAGAGAACGAAGTCAGGCAGAATTGCAAGGACTCTTGCTTGACCACCACTAGAGCCATTTGCCCCGTCTGCCAAGGACACAAACAAGGCTGCCGCCATGGCTAGCCAGGCAACTATTAGGCTGGTTACCAAATTTCGAAACTTGAGCGCAGGCGAGATGCGTGATCGGTTGTTCGCGAAAGCTGATGCGGTTGGCGAAAGACCGCAACATAAGTCGAGGTTTTTTTGTCGATCAGAATGTAACTTTAAATAATTGACGCCAGACTTTTGCACGGTTACATTCGAGCCAATTGTAATGATAGATAGTTGGCATTTGGTTATGTAAATGGGGGATGGTGTCCGTGTATATTTCTAAGTATGTATTGCTAGTTTTGCCATTGGTGGTGTGTGGTATTGGTGTAGCCGAAGCCGCAGACGTTGTCGTTCCTGCGAACAAAGAGGAGCGTACTGGAATCCGGTTAGAACCGAATTCGGCCTACGCAATCGTCCCGAATCCGAACGATCGATGGACAGGGAACGTTAATGTAGCGGGTGACACGAACTATACGGGTACTAATTCGAGTGTCACAACGCCCTATCATGGCGCTAGACGAGGTGACATGCTTATCGTAGAAGTATTCAGAAGCCTTAACGCTGAACACACCCAATTCGCGCCTGCCTCAGCATTCGAATTCAAGCCCGGCACTCGGTATCTCCGTGTTCCAACCGGTCCTCATGGATCAGACGTCTATTTCTACATGACAGATCAGGCTGGCACATACGGCGATAACGGTGGTTCTGTATTGGTCCGCTACGAGAAAGAAGATCCAGATGGCTTGGCATATCGTCCCCACTTGCCGCTAACCACTAAACGTGAATCGGCCACTTGGTCGATTGCTTCTGACGGTAAGGTGAAATGCAAATTGGATTGGCATATTGGTGCTGGTGTTGGCGTTGAGAAAAAGTATGAGACGGCAATGTTTATTACTTATAAAGACGGAACATCGAAATCGTTCATTACCACGAAAACTTTGGTGAACGACAATCCAGTTTCGGGGGACGATGGAACACATGTAAAAGAATTTCAAATTCCGCCGGGGAAAGTAGGGGAAATTGGCTACGTCTTCGTAGATTACAAGTTGGACCAGCCGAATCTGTCGATAGTGGATTGGGCAGAGAAGCTCGCTGATGGGTTCTCAGCTCTTGATGAGAGCTGGAAGACCATTAAGAATACCGAGATCGCGAAGGATGGCGCAAAGCTGTTCGCAGGCGAGGCTCCGGCAGAGCAGTAATTTGCTCGCGCTGAATGATGTGTTTCGAAGGCTAGAGCGAAACACCTCTTGCTGTTTTCTGTCTTCGACGGAGCCTGAAGCTCGTCGAAGCGATGGAGTGTAAGAAGGATCTAAGAAACCCGTCATGTAGAAGCCATCACGGGTTTCAAACTCTACGTTCCAACCGGACTTGTCGGAATTGACTTAGAATCCAAAGAAGCGGAATAGTGATCGGATCAAGCCGTCGTGTTCCACGCCCTTGTTGTTGAGCAAGGACATAACACGCCTGCAACCACCTGGCTATCGAATCTCGAGAAGAACTTCGGCGTCCCGGCGTTGGCCGCCGCTGGTGGTGAACGGAATGGTTAGCTTCATCGGTTGCGACAACGAAGCATTGCCGCCGGCCACCAGGCCGACGAAACCGCGGCCGATCGGAATAGCTTCCATTCCCGGCGCGGTGATCGCTACGGTGTTGGCTTCCAGTCCGCTGATCGTCAGCTTATCCGGCCCCACGATCACCACGCCGTCGGCATCCCGTTGGATGATCTCGGCCGCCAACACGTCCAGCACGGTTTCCCCGCGGGCCATAACCGGCCCGCAATTCACGTGAACCGCGACCGTTTCGCCCGCGCTCTTGTAGTAGCTGCGCTGCTTTGCGTTCGTCATCGAATCGAATTCCTTATTGATTCACCACGCGGAAGCGTGCCAGGTTGTCGAGCAGGTCATATTGCAGCGATCCCGGCGGATGCTTGATCGGCCCCGCTTCGATCTCGCCGAAGTATTGGCCGAACTGCGAAGAGAAGTAAACGCCGAAGTATCCGTAGACCGTCGATCCGGCCGGCCGGTTGCTTTCCAGGCCTTCCCCGAAGTAGGTTCCGAAGAAGGCCCCGTTGTAGTCTCCGAAGTAGCCTGGCATTAGCTCACGTCCAAGTTAGAAACGGTACGGTTGCCGCTCGAAACGCTCGATTGGATCCGCGTCTTGTTGCCCGCCGGATTGGCGAACACGGTTCCGCCAACGGTCGAGTTGCCCGCGAACAGGGCCAACGCGATTCGGGCCAATTGTCGCAGCGTCCAATCGGTTTCGACGCCGTCGGTTCCATCCAACAGGCCGTTCAAAACCGTCGTGATCGCCGCCGCGTTGGGCTGGTCGATCAGGTCGACCTTGGCCGCCGCGCCGGCAGCTAACAAGGCATCGAAAACGGCCTCTTCCAACACCACGAATTTCGCGCGAACGGGAAGCGCCCCAGCGACCACCACGCTAACCAACAGCTCGCCCACGTTGGCCGTGTCGGTAGCGTTGAAGGTGATCGAGTACTCGCCATTGGCGCGATGGGTTGCCCCGCCGCTGTTCTTCACGGCCGCGGCCGCTCCGTTGGCCATGATCTGAATGTCAGTGTTGGCGATCGTCAAACCGGTTTCGGGTGTCTTGCCGTCGACGTCATCCAAGAACGGCCCAATCATCCGTGATTGGTCCGCGGTCGATTGTCGTAAGTATCCAAGCATTTATCGGGCTCCGATTAGTTGCAAATAGTGATTCATGAAGGCAAGCGGAAAGCTGTTACTGGTCACGGCCACCGCGCCCGCTTCGTCCGTGAAGGGATTCCCGAAAACGTCGTATTCGGGCCATTCACTCGGGAACGCGCCGCCGATCGTAGCGGCCGCCCCTTTGGGTGTCAGGTCCATCTTCTTGAACGATGCCGACTCGGGATCGTAGGTCGAAGGGGATAGATTCACGAACGTATCGGTTCGGGCAAGCTGGACGCCGTCAGTTACGTACTGGGCCGTCGTCCCGGTCAGGTCCGTGACGTAGGCGAAGGCGCGAGCCTCGCAGGCGTCATAGTTCGGGTTGGTTTCAAAGCTCACCCAACGGGAAATGTTGCGGGTTAGCATCACGTTTTTGAACGCGCAGCCCTGGCCATTGGAAAGGCGAATACTACAACCGGGAACAGTCACGCGATCGACCAGCAAGTGTTCAAACGATTTCTCCGCGTGATCGCTACCAAACGCCAACTGGACCGCCCGATCGGGATTGCTTTTGAGCAGCAACCGACTTAGCAGAATGTTTTTGTAACCAGGGTGATCGGCATACAAACCGGCCTGGTGACTTGTTTCGTAGGTGAACAGCTCGCCCACCACGCCGTCCAAGTAGGAATTATCAAACGGGGCCGAGGCCGGGTTCGTGCTGCTATAAACTTGCGTGATGTCGCCGTGGCCGTCGGGCCAGATGTCATGCGAATAGGTGTCGAGACACGCCCCCAAGCGGAACACGTAATCGGCCCCGATCTCGTACACTTCGCAGCTCCGCAAATATTGCGTTTGCGGAAACTTCCAAGGCAGGTCGTGATAGGCGACCCCGTCGCACAACGCGACCCAATTGGTACTTGCCACCACGCGGCGATCGAGCAACACCCGCCCGATCGTGATCTGGTCGGTGTGATCCTGGGTTAAGCCGGTGACGCCGGTTAGCGTGTTGCCGCTCTTGCCGGTCCAGCTAATCGTCTCCCGCTCGTTCGTCGCGTCGAAAATCGGATAGGATCCCGATTCGGGCAAGTGGCTGGCGTCGTAGGTTTCGATTTCCGTATCGGTGGAAAGGACCGGGATCTTGGCAACCGCCACCGAACCGATCCCCGTGGTGGCGAAGATCTCCGAACCGCGGAAGATATGTAAGCCGCCGTACAGTTGAGGCAACGCCCCCTGCAGGTTCGTCGCCGTCGTCGTGCTGGCGTCCGGTCCCAGGTCGAACGAAACGGTTGGCATAAACGTGAAGATTGCGTCCCGCTGGCGAATGTACCCCGAGGCGTCGTTGTTCAACGTCCCATCGAATTCGATCACGCAATGCGGGACGTAGTTGGTATCGGCCGACAGTTGGCAAGCGCCCGTCCAGAGGCCCGTTGTCACGTCGGTCCAATCGCCTAGCCAGCGAATCGACGCGTTACGAATACGCAGATCCCAGACTTCCGCCCGCGTGCTCGAGCTCGCCTTCTTGGCGGTAATCACGTCGGTGATCGATTTAAACGGTGTCCCGCTGCTACCGTCTCCCGATGTGTCGACCGTGTTGTCGAGATACTTCACCACCGCGCTACCGCCGTTAAAGGGGAACGCCCCATCGTGGTAATAGGTTTTCGTGGAATCTTGCAACACGCGGGGAACGCCCACCTTGGGATAAACGACGGCCCGAAGCTGAAAGTAGCCACTCGGGAAGTTGGCCGCGGTCAGGCGGAAGGGGTAAGCGGTCCGCCCCTTCACTTGCTTGGTGCTAGGAACTTTGATCGGCTTGATCGCAACGGCCGCGGTTCCGTTGTTGGCGAATAGTTCCACGCGGTCGATTCCCCGCGCGTGCTTCGCCGCAATGTAAACGGTTCGATCTTCCGATAGGGCCCCATAGAGCAGATCGAGATCGATGTCCAACGCGGCCATTGGTTTCGCGTCGACGAAGTCGCCACTTCCCACCGCGGAAGGTTGCGCCGTGGCGGTCCAATCGGCCGGCGCGGTTGCCCCAGGAACCACGCTGGCGATCGCGTCCTGGTCCGCGACAACCGTTAAGATCTGCGCTTCGCTGGTCGATTCGTCGTCGTTGTCGGTGACCGTGACGGTAACCGTGTAGGTTCCCGGCGCGTCGTAGGTGTGCGTGAACTCGGTCCCCGCTCCGGAATCGTCCGGCGATCCATCTCCCCAGGAAACCGATCGGCCCACGATTTCGCCGTCGACGTCTTCCGAAAAGTCGTTGACCGTGACTTGCAAATTATCGCGTGTCGTGCGGAACCGTGCCGTGGGTGGCATCGTGACGGCCAGCTCCTCGAGCGTGAAATCGTCCAGCGTCAAAAAGGTGGAATTGCCGCCGTCATTCACCGCAAACTTGACGATCCCATCGGTGTAGGTGCTATCGGCGACTTGCAGCTTTTGCACGCCGTCGATAAAGGCCTGAATGACACCCCCAACAATTCGGACCTTTCGAACGTGGTTGTCTGCCCAGGCCAGGCTGGTGATCGAACCAAGCAGCGTCGAAACGCCCTCGTCAACGCGGTAGATCTGAATCTGCGCGAACGGGTGGAAGTAAACGCGATAGCCGGAACTGGTCGCGTTGTCCCAGCGAAGGTAGTACGTTTGGTTTCCGTTGCGATCGCCCCGCGTGACGTGTCGCCAACTGATCTCGTAGTCGTCGGAACCAAGCGTGAAGCCAGGCGTGAACGTGGTGGTTCCGCTGTTGTAGGTGTGCCGAAGCTGATTGCTTTGAATCGTCAAATAGGTCGGGTTATCGCTCACCCAAGGCCACCCTTGCAGTGTGCCCCCGATCGAAGCTTCCCGCCCGTTCAGTTGAACGCCGTCAGTCCCGCCAAAATCATCGCCGTGGGTTGTCATCGGTTCCATCCTTCGTTTGTTGGTCCGCCTTCATCGTGAAGGGGGCTAATTTGTTCCACTTCGCTTTGCGTTGTTCGCATCCGCAGCTTCCCCGCTTGATCTTCTGATAGATCCTGGAAAGCATCGCCAGGCCGGAAACGGTTGCCGCTACTTCGACCAGGTCGCCCAGGCCGCGATGCCGCTGCTTCGGTTCCGCATCGCCCAAGCATTCCCGCCGAACTGGAAACGCGACTTTGGAAGCAGGGATCCACCAGCCGCAACGCCGACACTTGGCAAACCGCCCCGATTTGTAGATATCGCAAAGCATCATCACAGCACCAGGTCCAGGGTTGCGGTTGCCGCGGAAAAGTCCGCGGCCGAAGGATTCCAAACTTCGTAACTAGCCCCTGGCGGCGTGTAGATGTCCCCCAGGGTCTTAGGCCAATCGGTGTAGCAATTAAGAACCTCGAAGTCGTCCAGAATGGGAAAAGTCGAGCGATGCGCACCAAGGGAAGGATCGACGCCGATGATGTCCACGCCGATTGGGTGAGGTGAATACGAATTCAGCCGGACAACGACCCAAACGTCGCGATTGGAAGGCGTGCAATTCACACCGTTGTAGTAAATTCCTGAATTACAGGCGTTGCAGTTTATCATGTGCGTGCCGTTGATAATGCTCGCGCAAGATCCGGTCACGCCGGCAATGGTAACGGCCCACTGTCCTTCGCCGCTTCGTGGCGCCCAGGCGATGCACTTATCGCAGCGGATGCTTTCAGGGTTGACCAGGCAGCCAGGCTTCGCGATGTCGCTCCGGACGTTGTACGTGTCATAGCCAAACGGGAGCGACGTATCAGCAACGGCCGCGTCGACCGTGTTGTTGCATTGAAGAGCGCGAAGCGGTTCCGTCAGGGATCCGTAAGGCGTCGACCGAACGCCAAACCGCGTCCCGCCATATTGCGGCAGCTCATCATAGAAGGCGCTCGCCGGGCCGTTGGTCGTCATCGCCCAGGTTGGCGAACTGTTCCGGACGAACGTGTAGAACGTGGCAAACGCGGAAGGTGCCGCGGCCGTGAAGAGATCGGTTTCGACTCCCGCTTCCACGCGGGCGAACGTAGGCGGCGCAGCCGTGCCACCGCTTCGCCACTTCACGACCTGGTAGTTGCTCGAATCGATGTAATCAAACACCAGGTCATAGCGTTTGAAGTCGTTGAGCTCAACGAAGATCATCTCGGTCCCGGCGCCGTCGGTGTTCGCTCGCGCAAGCGCAATGCCCGACCTGGTCGTTTCGTAAATGCCCGCGCCTGATCCGGTCCAGGTTCCCGAAACGTAATCGAACTTTCCGAGATCGCCTCCCGAAAACGTGAAGATCTCGCAAGCGGCGCCGCAGCATTCGCAGGGTTTCTTCGTACTCATTTGCATGGAACGCTACCGCGTTCGCTCCCTGTTGGTTAATCGTCAATCTGTTAGGCGGGGCACCGCCTCATGAAACCGTGTAGCCGTCGCAATTGTTGATGCCCATGATTTCCATCTTCCCGTCGATGAATGTGGCGTGCCCTTTCATGGGGCTATCGAGGGCCGCGTATTCTCCCCAGCGATCGAAGGCGACACCGCTTCCCCCTTGCTGATCTTGCCACGCTACGTTGATCTCGTTCGCCGGGAGGCCCCCTTCGCCCATCGGCCCCGATGCTTGAAACGGTCGGCAGCTTTGCCGCGGTGCCCCTGGCCAACGCACCATGGCCCATACCGGAACATATTCCGACGCGTTGGCCGTGTAGGTGTCGTGCCAGATCACGTCGATCGATCCCATCGGATGCTCGCTTCCGGTCAGCATCCGCGGATTGGTGCCGGCCGCGTCGTCATCGTAAAACGCGGTGATCAAAGTCTTGGCCGATGCACTAGGCGGGGCGAAGATCTTGGTTCGGGCGATGCCAGCGATCTGAAACACGCCCACGCGGCCGTTAGGAACCTTTTCCATTGCCATCGCGAACACGGGTAACACGATCGAAGTGGTGGTCAGATACGCGGCCTTGGCTTCCGTCTCGAATGGCCAGCGATCTTCCCGGTCCGTTACGTCGAACGTGGTTCCGCTTATGGCCATCCACTCGCCACGTTCCATCGTGGCGGGAACGCTGTTGCTTGCTTGGATGAACAGGCCAGGCCCCGCGGCCAGCTCGATCGCCTGGCCACCCCTGGACAGCTTGGCCGCGTTGCGTTCCTGGATCATCTTCCCCAGCTCGTTCATCGCGCTGGCAGAAATGTTGCCGTTGATCCGTTGCCCCGCCGAGACTCGTTTTTGCATCGCTTCCCCCTTAGCCCGCTTCCCGCATATCGCGAAGGGTTTGGTGAACGATCGGGTTGGCTTTGCCGCCGGCCAGCTTGCATAGCTTCGCCGCTTCGGCCAACGCCAGGTCGTGGAACTCGGGGGCGTTGTCCATGTATTGATGATCGTAGCGCAACACCTTCTGCAGGTGGATGAACGCGCCGCCACCTTGGCCGCCGCTGATCAGCTTGTGGCCGCTCGGTCGGTTTTGCGTTTGGTGGAAGGAATAAACCTCGCGAACGTTGTCAGGGATCCGGATCACTGGTTCGCCGATCAGTGGCAAGCACCAATTCCGCAAAGCTCGCCAGGGGGCAAACGGGTGATGATAAACCGGATCCGACAACACCATCACGCGAATGCTGAGCCCCCGGCGTTTCAGTTGCTTGGCCAGTTGAATCGCCCCGCGGCCAGCTCCCCAGCTATACGCATAAACGCCCAGGATCGGGCGAACGCCGTACTTCTCACCAATTGCCCAGTAGTATTCGGCCACGTGGGCAAAGTTGGCGTGCCAGGGGTAATAGTGGACGCGGCTTCGGACGCCGTCGCAGTTCTTTTCCCGTAGCTTCTCAGTCAATTCCAAGATGCCGTTCCACTGGCCGACGCTTTGGGTAAAGCCGCTTATCGCGGTGTGAATCAACAGGTTTGGACGATCCATCGTTTTTCCATGCAACGCTACCGCGTCGCTCCTGATTGTTGACCTGATAACTAATAGGCGGGTAACCGCCTGGCCAAAAGCAACGCTTCCGCGTCGCCTCCTTTAGTTCGCTTCCCTGCGAACGTGTTGCTTAGGAACCAATACCCAATTCGGTGAACGTCGACTTCTCGTAAAGTCGCTCGACGTAAGCGGCAGCCGGCCGCGCGACGATCTCTTCCGCCGATGTGTCTTGAAACGTCTTGAAGTAGAACCAGAGGTGATCGTGGGCCCCTTTTTTCAAGTCGTCGACCATGTTGATATCCGCCGCGGAAAGTGTGATTTTCTTCCCGGCCGCGAAGATGAAGCGGGCCGTGATGTCTCCCTTCGACGATTGGCGGCCGTTGGATCCCAGGAACAACAGATCGCCGATCGCCCATCCGCGCCAGATCGCGTCGTTCGTGGTGCCGGTCAGGTCGCGCAGCTTCCGGATATAGGCATCCGTAACCGACGCGTTGGGGAACGTGTATTCATATTCCAGTTGCAAGATCGGAACGGTTACGTCTGTTCCATTCACGCCGCTGGTGGTGACCTCGATCGCCTTCTTAAAATCGGGGGCGTCGTAGGAAGCGGAATAGGCGGTCGAAGCCAACGTTTCCAAACTGGCCGTAATGTGTTGCGTTCCGCCGGTCGTGTCCCAGCTCGCGACCAGGCTTCCAGTATCGGGCCGTTCCTTCTCTTGTTGCCTTTGCGGATCGATGTAAGACGCTTCGACCGCCCAGAAACCGGGGGCGACTTGCGACTTGCTGAAACCGTCCAGGTTCAACGCGCCGGTGTAACCGGTGACCGTTGCCGGGGCCAATCCCGCAGCCGCGGCGATGATCGTGGCGTCGTCGTCCGATCCCAACACGTGGAAAAGCAGTTTCCGGCTTGAACCTTTGCCGGTCATGGCATCCTTGCCACCTTGCGATTGGAAAACTTCGTAAATTTCAACGGCCATCTTCTTTGGTAGAACGCTTCCGCGTTCCCTCCTATGGTTTGCGTGTTCTAATGGATTACGTGCGGAAGCATGTCACCAATTAGCTCCCGAACTCGAGTTGATCTTCGCCCTGGTCGATCAGCTTGGCCAACTTGTCGTTAACGCTCTGCAGTTCGTTTTCGACCTTCTCCATCGGTCGGGCTTGTTGACCGATACGCCCCGCGGCGAAGCTGTTGGTTGTGCCCACTGCCATGTCCCAGGTTTTCGCGACCTGGTTCCCCACGTCTCCGAGATCGTCTAAGCCGTAGGCCTTCGCGCCGGCCAGGTCGCCTAAGGGATCCGTTTCCGTTTTCAGATCGTCCAGGCCGTAGGCGGTCACGGTTGGCAGATCGGCCAACATGGCATCGATCGCCGCTTCCTTCCGAACCTTCTCGACTTGGACCAGGTTCTTTTGCATTTCCTGTTTCGCGAACAGTCCCTGCCGTTGCATCTCCAAGCCCCAGCCGCGGGCGATCTCGCCCATCGTGTGGCTAATCTGGCCGACCCAGTCTTGAAGCTCTTTGAGAATCGCGGCCATGCTCTCGAAGAAAACCGTTTTGATCGAAGACCACAGCAGTTGGGCGGCCAGCTCCCATTCGCCCGCGTTCAAGGCATCACGCAAAGCCGACAGCACAGGGCCGACGGTTTCCTTCAACGATTGGAACGCCCCGCCTACCGCGCGGGCCGCCGCGGATCCTGCCCCGCTGAAATACAGGAAGGCCGCCACGCCCAGCCCTAGCGCCGCAACCACCAGGCCGATCGGTGAAGCCAGGAAGGTGATTACCGCGGTAAGCACACCCCACAAGCCGATCAGCGCGGTGACCGCTCCCGCCACGATATTGATCACCAACGCCAAGCCCAGGAAACCGGCAGCCGCGGCAGCCAGGGCGACGACGATAGCGCCGAACACTTGCACGATATAGCCGTTTTCTTCTATGAACTTGGCCACGATCGACGCCGCTTCGGCCGCCCCGTCGATAAAGCTACGAAGCGGGCCTTCGACCGACTTACCGATCGAGATCTGGACCGCTTCGATCGCCGATAAGAACTTCCGGAAGCTTCCGCCCAGATTGTCGTCCATCATTTCGGCCATCTTGGCCGCGGCCCCTTCCGAGTTTTCGATCTTCTCCCGTAGAACGTCGATCGAATCGCCCGCGTCCGCCATGATGATCGCCGACTTGGCCGCCCGATCGAAGTTCGCGGAAAAGAACGCCAGGCGGTCCGCTTGGGTCATGTCCTTGGTTGCCTCGCCCACTTCCTTCATCACGTCGATCACGCTTCGGATGTTCCCTTCCGCGTCGACCGTTTCCACGCCTACCGCGGCCAGGCCTTCGCGGGCATCGCCTCCCAGGTTTTTAAGAATCAACGCCAGGTCGGTACCGGCCATGCTGGCCTTGATGCCGCTGTTTCCCATCCAGCCGATCGCCGTGGCCGTGTCCTCGATCGACTGGCCGGCCGCCTTCGCCAGGGGCGCGGCATACTTGAACGTTTCGCCCATCATGCCGACGCTGGTGTTGGCGCTGGAAGCCGTCGCCGCGATCACGTCCGCCACGCGTCCCAATTCGTCGGCCGTCATGCCGAACGCGGAACCAACGTCGGACGCGATGTCGGAAGCCACGCCCAGGTCGATCGCTCCGGCCCGGGCCAGGTTCAACACGGCCGGAATTCCGGAAATGATTTGTTCGGTCGAGTAGCCGGCCTGCCCCAAGTACTTCATGCCTTCCGCGACCTGGCTTGCGGAAAAGCTGGTCGACCCGCCCAACGCTCGGGCCGTCTTTTCCAGTTGGGCGAACTGGGCCTCGGTCGCCCCGCTAACCGCTCGGACCGCGGACATCTTGTCGGCGAAGTCTGAGAAGGTGCCGATCGCCAACGCCAGTGGGGCAGCTCCCACAGCCGCGAAGCTAAATAGATTTCGGCCCATGCCGTTCATCGAACTGGCGAACGATGTCAGCTTGGCGCGTGCCGATCGCAGACCCTTATCGAGCCCATCCTTAACGAATAGCTCAATAAACGCCCCGCCCGCTCGTACTCCCCCGGTCGACATCTTTTCGTGGAACGCTTCCGCGTTCGCTCCCTTGGTTAGCGGCGATTAGAAAAGGGGGCGTTTCTAATCTCCGGTTTCGTTCTCGCTAAAATCCGTTTTGAATGTTGGCCCAATCGCCTTCCCAATCTTCGCGGGCTATCTTTTCGGCCGGTTCCATGAATGGCCGCGCCCGAACGAAAACCGTCTTGATCAAACGCCGTCGGTTCTTCCGCCCCATGTAAATGGGAACGCGGCCGCCCTTCTCTAGTGACTTCACCGCGTTGTGCCGCGAATTGGTCCGGACCGGACCGACAACCACAACGTCCCGGTTGGGGTCGTAACCGAAGAGAATAAACTTCGGGTTGAAGTTTCCCTCGGTGTGGATCTTGGGCGGGTGACCTGGTCGACTAACCGTTGGATCGCGGAAAGCTCGATCGCCGCGATCCATCGCTTCTTTGCGTTTGAGCGCCGCCTTCCTGGCCGCCGCTTTGCTAACCCGTCGCATCGATCGACGGGCGATCGTGCGAATACGGCCGGCCTGGTGTTTCAATGCGGCCAGCTTGCCCTTTGAGATCGATCGATAGACATACGGTCGATCTAAAAACATGCGTTTGATCCGCATATCGACGCCGAAGCTACTCGATCCCGATGGCATGTTTCGCCCTCTCGGTAAACAGTTTTTTGAGAACCGCCTGGTTCTGTTTGCAGATCCGCAGGCCGCCCGATGATTGCTTGGATTTCACGTAGGGGTTGATTTCATCCGGACTGATCGGCCGCTTCTTCGGGTCACGGTTCGCGTTGATCAGGATCGAAGCCAACAAGGCCGTTTGTTGCCATTCGTGTTTTCCCCGCTGGTTGCTCATCCAGACGATTTCGCGAAGCGTCTGGCCGCGTCGGTTGGGGTCGACCTGGCAAACGGCCGCTAGTTCGTGGACGATTTGCCACCAGCCGCCAACTGGTCGACCTCGTGGAACCACTTCTCCATCGCCTGGTCGACTTGCTTGTCCATCGCCTGGGTCAGCTTGTCCGACTTCAACGCTTCCAGCGTCTTGTTCGTGATTCGGGCCTGCGATTCGGTCAGCTTCTCGATCACGCCGAGAACGATTCGACGCCGGCCGTAGGGGAAAAAATCAGCAAGGCCCACCATGAAAGCGCTGGCCGCGTTGTCGATTCCTTCGCCCACCAGGCCGCGGCCGAAGTCGATATCGGTGACCTTGACCTTTTCGCATTGTTCGCGGCAGATGATATACAACGCGTCGACGAACAAGACCGGGTTATCGATTAGCTTCTGCAGAACGTCCGCCTTGCCGTCCAGCAGCTCCAGCAGATCGACGCCCAGCTCGGCCTTCAATTCCTTGACGGTCGGAACGTCGATCGACGCGACCCACTTACGCCCTTTGGAATCGGTGAACTTCGTGGTTGGGGTTTCTTGTTTCATGGCTTGAAACGCGGAAGCGTCCCTCGGTTGTCAGGTGGTGGATGAATGGCGGGGGCTTGCCGCGGGCCGTCAGGCGGCCGGCGGCGAAGGCCCCTTTAGTGGATTACTTTGCGTCGACCTTGACGGTTGACGTTGCCCCTGATTGGGCAGCCGCGGCCAGGCGGCAGATCGTCGCGATGTCGCCGGCCTGAACGTGGACCAGGCTTTTCGGGTTGGCGTCCTTGGTCGCGTTGGTCAGGACGTCCAGGATTCTCTTTTCTTCGTTGTTCATGGTTCCGATTTCCTCGGGGTAAATGTTTTCGGTTAGGCGGTTCCCCGCCTGGTTACGATCAGGCAAACAACCAGGAGCGACGCGTTAGCGTTGCACCAACAAAATTACGCGGCCGGTACGGTGTACCAGTCTGGTTCGACGACGCTTCCCCCTTCGGTAACGCGGGTGATCTCGGCCGAGATCTCAACACTGGCCGGGTTGTCGAGCTCTTGCCCTAATGGACACTCGAACACTTCGCAGACCATCCGCGGGCCTTGCGTGCCCTCCGTCGACGCGTCGCCGTCGGCCGCGAAGAACTCGATCGGGGTGTTGTTCAGGAAGGAATCCAACAGCACAGGGAACACGGTGTCGCCGTCGCCTGGTTCGTAGTCGTAGCCGAAGCTGAGGCCCATTTCGATGTGGGTTCCCCGCTTGAAATTGAACTTCGACAGGCGGGCCTTCTGTTCCGCTTTGCCCTTGCTCAGTGGATCGACCTTGACGTCTTTCGCGTGTGGGATCGGAACCCAAACGGGCGTGGCGTGGGTGCCGGTGTTGTAGTAAAGAATGCAGTCCTTCCCCAGGACACTATCACGTTCAAAAGGCATTTTCTCCGAACGCTTCCGCGTTCCCTCCTTGGTTGGCGTGTACTAACAAAGCACGTGCGGAAGCATGTCGTTAAAAACGCTACCGCGTCCGCTCCCTGGTTGAATGAAGCGGTTGGCCGCTTGTGTCGTGTGGCGATCCTTCGCCTATGGTTTAACGCGTGCCGGAATACGCTAGGCCGACAACGCTGGTCATCTGGTTGTGGTAATACAATCGATCTTGATCGAAGAGCTGGTCGTTGCTGATCTTTCCGGACCAGGCCAGGCCGGCCAGCTTCTTGTGGCGAAGTACTCCCGCATTGTCGCCTAGTTCGTCGGTCGCTTCGGGGTTTTCCCAGAACGCTTTGATCTCTTCCACCGTGCGGGCGAAGCCGTCGAACTCGGACACGTCTTGCGGGGCTTTAATGTTCTTCACGATCAGGATCGAAACGGTTACTTCGTGCCGGTTGCTGTTTCGGTTGTGGGCCGTCGCCACGTCCCCATCGGGTCGAACGAAAATGTGTAATGTTTCGACGTCGTTCAGGCGAATGATCGGGTAATAATTCCGGGAAGCAGGATAGCCCAGCTCCGTTAGCTGATCGGCCAACGCTTGGGCGAGATCTTCCGACGGTCCAATTGCTTCGGGGTTAGTCATCGCCCACCTGTTTCGTGTGGATCCGCATCATCTTGCGGGTTTGCCCTGCCCATTCCCAGGCATTCACACCAGGCTCGGGCACAATGCGATAGGTCGCAATCTTGTTGCCCCCTTCCGCGTCCAGTTCGTCGATCTCATCCCCGGCAGCCGGCCGCCGCGGAAGCAGGTCCGGATCGACCAGGAAGTCGATCGTATTGGTTTCGCTGGCGTAGCCTTCCATCTGATCGGATTCGAAGTCGGTTCCTCCCTTGGTTGCCGTTAGCGCTTTCGATTCGCCGTCGACCGTGCGGAACACGATGTAGGAAGGCGCGGCCTTCTCGATCTGTTCTCGCAACCATTGAATTTCCGTTTCGAATCCCATCTTCGTGCAACGCTTCCGCGTCGATCCTGTTAGCTGGCCGTGATTCAATTAGGCGGAGAATCGCCTCAAAAAAAGCCGCGGCGGCCATCCCCCAAAATCGCCGCGGCCCCGTCGTGATCGCGTGTTATGCGGTCGGGCAGTGTTCGACCAGTTGGTCGGTATCGGCATCGACCGACGCGCCCACCGTGTAGCCGATCGGCGTGTTGCCGCTGGCCGTGGTGGTGATCACGTTGGTGGAGTTGTTCCAATACACCTTCTTGCGGTCAGCGATCGCGGACGAACCGCCGGCCGCTTTGGGTACGCGATAAACGCCCCCGCGGGCAGCCAACGCGCCCTTTTCATCCGCGGCAATGGCGCGGTGTGCGATGTGGGTTAGATCGCCGATCACAACCACCTCGCCAGCCGCAACAGCGGACGCCGGGACGTGGTCGATCATCAGCGGGTCACCGTGAACGAATTCAGCTTCGAAACTCATTTTGGCCTCGCGTTGCCACGCGAAGCGGAAGCTTCCCGTAGCTTGAAAATATGTGAACGATTGGTCGGTTAGTGTGCCGCGGCCGGATCGCCGCGGCATGGTTGATTGGCTAGGCGGCTGGCCGCCCGATCGCTACCAGGCCAGCCATCACAGCCGACGCGGTAGCGTTGCATTAAGCCACGCCGGTGAATTGCATCACGGCTTCTGGTTCTTCGTTGCCGAAGCCGAAGTCGTGGAAACCACGCCATTGCATTCCCAGCGTGTTGAAGGCCGACTCGTCCGACTCGATCGTCGGCTTGTCGTTGCCGTTCAAGCTGGCGACGACGAACGCGGCGCGAACGCGTGGATCGGCTAACAGCATCCACTTGGTAGTCGATTGGCCGCTAATCGCCTTGCCGGCTCGGTCGCGGATCGCCGTGTTGTTCATGTAGCTGGACGAAACCGGCGTATAGTTCCCGGCGTGCGGGTTGCTGGCGAACTGGGCCTTGTTGGCCGTGGTCGAAACGTTGACCTTCGTTTCGTCGTACAGTTCGCGGGCGGTCGTCTTTAGCGTGCTACCGGTGACCAAGTACTTCGGACTGATCAGAATGGGCGTGCCGTCCGATTTAACGCGATCACTGAAAGCGGCCTCGCCCTTGGTCAGGCCGTCGATCGACAAAGCGTAATCGGTTCCCTCGGTCAGGTTCTTATTGCCAGCGCTGAAGAACGAATTCGGATCGGCCAAAACCAGTTTCCAGAATTCTTCCTCCATCACGGTTCCGGCCATGATGCCAAGCTGGGTCACGATCTGGTTGAACGCGTCCAGGTCATCGTTGATCATGTCCTGGCGGGTCAGGGTCAGCATCGTGCCGAAGGTTTCCAGCTTGTTGCTGTACGAAGCTTCCGACATCTTGGAATGCTTGAGCTGACCATCGGGGCCAACCTTCTGGTAGCCGCCGTTGATGTCCAACCGCAAGCGGGTGTGGCTCTTGAAGTCGGAATGCGTCGACCGTCGGCAAAGCATCTGATAGACGGTTTCCACCGATTCAAACGCGGCGATCAGCGACTTGTTGGCCACGTTGCCAAGTACCCCGGTCAAGCTGATCGTGGTATTGCCCGACGCGTTCAAGCTTGAGAAGCCATCGGCGCAAAGCATCCGGTCGGCATTGGCGGCCGCGCGGATGAACTCGGTCGACTTGCGGTTGCCAGTGAAGCCGTAGCCGTTGGCTTGCAAAATCACGATGTCCATCAAGGCGTGGAGGGTCAGGTTACGGTTGGCCGCCTGGTTGGCGGTGTTCATATCCTTCTCGCTCACACCGCGGGCAGCGATCTCTTCCGGAACGCCCAACGATTGCGACAGCGAAGCGACCATCGCCCCAGCGGTCAGGTTCTTGTTGACCGAATGAATGGCAAACTGGCCGCCGTTGTTGACGTCGGCGCGGCTTGCTCGCAAGATCTCGAGCTCGACTTTGTCGGCGTTCCAGTTCTCGCGAACCGCTTGGGCGTGTAGCTCAGTTCGGCGATCGTCGCCAAGCTGGGCCTGCGCGAACAATCCGCGAAGGCGTCCCTGGCGTTCGACTTCGGCCGCGCCTTCGGCCCGCAATTGATCAGCCGGCGACAGCTCGTCTTGGCCGTCTTCCTGGTTGGCCTGGCCGCCGGCATTCAGGTTGCCGCCGGTGTTGGTTGGTTCGGTGTCGGTTTCGCTTCCGGAACCGTTTCCGCTCGCTTGCATTTCCGCCTGGTAGGCAGCTCGCAGCGACTTGTGCTGTTTCGCGGTTAGCGTTTCGATATCCCAACCGGCAGCTTCCAGCCATTGTTCAAAATTCATCGTGTTTGATCCCTCCCTGGATCGATTGGCTTTCACGGCCGCGCTGGACGTGTCATCGCCTGCGATCGTGACAAAAGAAACCTCGTGTACTAGCGCGGCCCCGACGTAGATAAACGGGCCGCGTTGAACCTTCCCATTGACGTGGCGGGAGTCACCCGCCTCGATGTATTCCACCTTGGACCAATCGGGCGCCGCTCCGATCGACGACTTCCAGGGGAAGCCGTCGCGGCTCGATTGGATGATCTTCCTTTGGTCGTCCGATTCGACCGACAACACGCCCGCGGCCTTGATCACCTTCCCGGTGTTCTGGATCCCGCCGTCGTCGAAGTGGCCGACAGGGTTCTTGGCGTCGTGATTCAATAACGCGGGCCGCTTCCCTTTGGCGATCTTGGTTCCGGCCAGGTCCAGGACGACGTCGCCGCCCCAGCCGGCCGGCCGCATCTTGCCGCCGCGGTAGGCGATCATCGAAAACTTGGGAACCGTCGACCCGCCTTCGCCTTCCCCATCGCCGGCCGATTCCAGGAATTCAACGCTTCCCTCGGCTTCCATGGTGAACGATTCCGGAAGATGATCCGGAACGCCAGGCAATGCGGCCGCGGTCGCTCCGCTGGCGTGAAGTGTGGGCAGCAGCCCAAACAGGTTGGCAAAATTACGCGTCTTCATTGGCGGCCTCTTCCTGGTCCGTGGTTTCGGTGGTTTGGTTGTTGGCCGCGTCGCCCATCTGTTGATAGCCTGGCAGCGGTGCCCCGATTGCGGCGCGTCGCTTGTACATGCGTTCCAAGCTTTCGTAATGTTCTTCCGGATCGTTGCCGTTCTCGAGTTGGTATTCCTCATCTGTGAGAAGGCCGGCGTTCCAAAGCGCGATGTCGGCCGCGGCTTGCTTTTGCGGGTCGATGTGCCGATGCTTCGGCCAACGCCAGGTGTAGTCGAGATCGTCCAGCGGGCCTAAGCCTTGGGGAATCTGGCCAGGAATGAAAATCGCTTCGTCGATCCACCACTGAAAGATTCGGTCCAGGAACAACAGCTCCAAGTTGCTTCGCTCGATGTCGACGAACTCAAAATAGGTTTGATGATCCAAGCGACCGCTGGCGAAGTTGTAACCGCTGCTGTTGCCGCTCGCCTTGTTGAATGGCATGTGAAGGCAGCGGCTAATTTCGCAAAGCAGCGCGTCGCGAAACATTTGATAGGTGGTGGTTGGGTGTTCGGCCTTCAGTTGGCCCATCTTCCAACCGATCGGTAGCGTTAGCATCGATCGCATCTCGAACTCGATCGAGTCCATCGGATCGACGTCTTCATCGGGGGCAACCTGGTTGCCGTCGGCATACATGACGCCCGCGAAGTTGGCGGCCGTTTCCGCGGCCATCGTGACGGCCAGCGTATAGCGACGCATCAGCGCGAACAGTGGCAACGCGGGGGCGACCCAGGGAACGCCGCGGCGCTGGCCTGGTCGATCGACTCGGTAGTAGTGGATCACCTGGTCGGCAACCACACGCTTCGGCCGGCCGTACATCGATTGACCGTAGTGATCGCCGGGGTGGTGTTGCTGGAAATTGTAGGCGATCGGGTAACCGTTGGGGTCGTACTCGATCCCATCGTCGAACGTTTCGGTTTGTTGCCCCGTCAGATCGGTGCAATAGTCCGCCTCCATCAGCTTGATATCGAGCTGGACCGCGTTCCGAATCGCGGGGTTGTTGGCGGTCACGGCAAAGACTTCACCATCGCCAACCAGGCTGGTGATCGACGTCCGCAGTTTGGCGGCCAGGCCGGTTCGCTTCATCCATCGCCGGAAGTTCCGCTCCAACCGCTTGGCCGCCGCCTGGTTGGGGTGGTGGATTTGCAGATTCGGCCCGCGTCCCACGATGTCGTTGGCCATCGTGTTGATCATGCCGTTGGCGAAGCTGTTGTTTTCCCGGCATTCGTACCGGGAACGCGATCGCAACCGCTGGCGAATGGCAGGGTTGGCAGCCGACACCGCGGAAAGATTGTCGGCGTTCGACCAGTGCTTCATGTTCTCGAAGTTGGTCACGGCCGCGTCATACTTGGCGCGTAGTTCCTGGATCCGGTTCCGTTGCCGTGCGACAATCGCCGCGTCCGGATCCCGCCGCAGCGGTTCGCCGTTAGCGCCCAAGATCGGGCTTAGCGTTTTGTTGGCCAGTTTCACCACGTTGGCAGCTCCTAAGCAGTAGCCGGCGGGATGATCTTCTGAAAACGCATCCCGCCCTTCTTGGCGGCGCGTTTGTTGGCCAGGTGCTTATCCATGGCGATCAGATCAGGCAGCGAATGAGCTTGGGCGGTCACGCCGTCGACGGTAACTTGCTTCGGCTTGCTCATCGCCGTTTCTAGCTGTTCCGTCGCCGCCTGGTTTTCGTTTGCCAT